CGTAAAAGGCTTCAATTACCTTTCCCATTAACCTCTTTCATGATTTTTGTTCTGTAGGCTTCTGGTGTCATTTTCTTTAATCTAGCACGTCTTTCTATCTCTTTTTTAATTAAAAGTGACATATATTGTGCAGGACCTCTGTGTTCTTTACCACACAAAGCTGTCAAAGTTTCATGATCTTCTTTTCTAACTGCAACGGATTTATGTTTTTGTATGTTCATGCTTATCCTTTTTCATTGTTTCTTTTCCCCGTGCATCCTTATAAAGTGTGTAAGAATTCTTGCCATCAAAGTAATAACCATTTACTGTTTTCTTTGGTTTATTTTTTACTATCTTTGCCATCAAAATAGGTCCTGTTGGTTTACCAGTTTTTTTATCGATTGATCGTAAGGGTAAATAACTCTTAACCATTAGTGTGATACCCAATCTTTATTGATTTTTTGTAATAATTTTTTTTGTTGCATGGCTTCTTTAATTTCCTTTTTCTTTTGTTTCGATATAATCTTATTAAAGATTGCTTTAATTGGATTTCTTTTAGTTACCTTTTCACCATTTATAAACATCTCAGTTGTAGTCTTAATATTTCCAAGCGCCGTTGTAGATTGTTCTGTAAAATTTTTTCTACAATTACAGTACGTCGTAGAGCATGAGCAAGTAAAAATTTCCATTAGTTTAAATTCCTTTTTATATCATTGATTGCATCTTCAGGCGTATAACCATGCCTTTTTTGTATTTCTTTTAACAAATTTTCTAGTCTCTTGCTGCATTCAACCTGCGATCTTGGTGGTGAATCTTTAATTAAATGTTCCTCAACCATTTCCTCAATATCAGGAAACTGACAAATAACATTTTTAATCCACTTCAATACTGGGTGGTTCTTTGCATCTAATTTGTTCATGACAGTCCTATGATCATCATAATCAGTAATGCCGATATCATCCTCGGAAAAGAAGACCACAGCAAGAAAAATAAGACGATTAATATCAAGAAAAGTTTCATTTGCCATTTCTCTTGTTTATCATTTTTTTAGCCATAGTGATATCTATTAAATTATATCCCGTATCACCTAGTTGCAACGTCAAATCAGACATGAGCTGCGTTGCATTCTTAAATTCTTCATTATCTTCAGTTGCATCTTTAGGAACAACATCCATAATAGTTTCACATTTATCAGCTAATTCTTTTATTGATTGTACTAACATTAATTAGTGCTCCAAAATCTCATTTTTTGTTTAACTGTATTCAACAATGTATTAAACAATCTTTCTACGTAAGTTCTATCATCATGTGTTACGGACAATAATTCATTTTGATTATGAAACAGCTTCATTACTTTTGTTCTTTTGTTGAGTTGTACTGTAAACATATCAGTATCAAGCAAGTCAGTCTTTACCTGGGATCCATGATCCGTCGTCGGTGAGTTTTTAATATCTACTATTTGTTGAGCTACCATCTTTTTCATGTCCCATGTATATATTAATGTCACAGCCATTGTCAATATATTTTTTTACATATAATGTTGAACCATGAAAGTTTATTACATTCTCGTACACATGTGTTTTGCCCCAATAGATATGCCAGTATACGATTGTAATTCTTTTTACTGGCCCGAACAATTTACTTTAAATAATTGCGTAAAAATGCTACCTATTAAAAAGGATGAAATTGAACAAAACTTTAGAAAAAACAACCTAAGAATACTAAAAATGCAAATAAACTGCGTAAAACCTAACTCAATTGCTAGTTGACGTGAGTCCCACGATACCTTATATTATTACATGAAGTCTTATCGAATACAAATCAGACACAAAGGTATGTATTATGATGAGTTAATTAGTGGAAAAGATGAGGAAGATGCATTAAAAAATTTCTTTCTCGAAGGTTATAAGGGTAATATACAACCTAAAGACCAAGATCCAATATATAGAGCGGATCGTCTTTTCTGCACAATTGAGGAGGCTACAAATGGCTTTGGAACAATTGATAACAAAGAAGCTAGAGTTGGAGTCGAAGTGGGCATCACAGGCGTTGCAGCAGAAGCGGGTAACACCTGAAATGAAATGGTTGGACATTGAGATAAAAGATATAAAAATAAAACTCAATGAACAAAGTGTAAAAGATGTCCAAGCTGAGCTACAAACTCAAGCAAATGATATAACAACTTAGTTATATCTTAGAATAATTCTAAAAAATCATTAAATTGGTAGGGCTCTTATGCGCTTTAAACTGCTGAACCCCAATCTTTGTTGATAGCTACGTCTACTTTTGAGGGAACTTTAAGTTCTGGTATACAATTTTCCATGATTTCACGAATTCTTTCAGAATCTTTCGCTGGTCTTACGTTAAAGCAAAGCTCATCATGTATTTGTATGATAGGTAAAAAACCCTCTTTAAAGCAGTCTATCATGGCCTGTTTCACCTGATCTGCAGCTGAGCCTTGTATGAGCCTATTTAAAGCTTTATACGTCCCTGCACGCTTTATATTGCCTCTGCCGTACTTTTGGACAGCTTCCTCCTCTGAGATAGCCTTATATAATCCAAATGAGTTAGGTTCCCATTTATCAAACCTACACTTTCTACCCTTAATAGTACGAATCGCACCGTTCTTATCAGCAGATTCCATGCACCTGTTTGCTAATTGTCTGACAAAAGGGACACTTTTATTATACTCTTGTAGTAGTAATTTGGCTTCGTCTGTTTGAATTCCCAATTCATTGGAAAGTTTCCTTGCGCCCATGCCGTAAAATATGCCCAAGTTGATGGTTTTTGCTTGGGATCTTGGGATTTGCGCCATGTCGGCGACTGTTTGGTGGAAATCTGCGTTTTCTTTTTCATATGCCTCTATCAGTTTATCAGAACCAGGAAAGCCAATCGATGATGCATAGTGCACAACGAGTCTCGGTTCTTGTTGACTATAATCAAACGATCCCCATTGTAGACCAGATTCAGGTTTAAATAAAGACCGTATTCGAGTGCCTAATTCTTTGTTTCTAGCAGGCACTTGTTGTAAATTTGGGTTTGCGTAACTTAATCTACCTGATACGGTTCCCCCTCCATCACCTCTTAGTTGATGAATTTCTGAATGTATTCTTCCATTGTGTTGGAATTTTAAAATAGAATCTATAAATGTTGCATGGAATTTGTGTACTTCTCTAGCTTCTCTTATTAGTTTTGCAATTGGTGCTTCACAATTAAGTAACCAATTAGCTGTAAATGATGGTTCTTTAGTTTTTTCCGTAAGTGGATATTTTATACCTAATTTATCAAAAGCTTTTGCAATTGACCTAGCTGCAAAGATATCAACTGGCAATCCTGATTCTTTGGTTATCTTGTCTAATATTTTTGTTTCTTTTTTTACGAATTCATCTTTAAGTCTTTCAGCTTCAGAGAGATTTACTCTAACTCCTGTAGCTCTCATGTTTAATAACACAGGAAATAATTCTGTTTCTAAATTAAATACTGATTGTATTTCTTGTCTAAATATTTCTGTTTTAAGATATTGCCAAAGTTTTAAAGTTAAGATTGCATCTTGTTCAGCGTAAAAACCCACAAATTTAGCGGGTAATTTATACAATTCTTGTTTAGCATCAATACCCCATTCACTAGCAGCTTCTTTTAATTCTTGTTCAGATTTAGTTTCTCCTAACCAATCATAACCTAAAGCATTTAAACTATAAGAAAATCTATTTTCATCTACTAACGCAGATGCAACCATAGTATCAATGATTCGTCCTGATACTTTAATACCATGAGCTCTTAACCAACCAACATCATAAGATGCATTATGAAATATTTTATCTCCTGGACCTGACACAACTTCTTGGACCCAATCCATTACAATTTTATAATCCATGTTTGAACCATTCTCATGTGCAATAGGGAAGTAACCTGCGAAACCATCCGTTGCCACAGCAACTCCTACTATGTTACCGTCCATGGTTGGCCATCCAGGACCTTTTGTTTTTATGTTAGGATCCTTTGTTTCTAAATCGATAGCTATTTCTTTAGCGTCTTTCAAATTAGGAAAATGTGATGGAGTCTTCCAATCAGACTCTTTAAAAGTAAAATTTATCTGATGGCTCATTGAAATGATTTTAATATTTTTAATTTTTCTTCTGCTTGTGCTATTTTATCGATGAGTTTGTCTACCTCTTCTATATGCTGTGGGTGCTCTCCTATACCGACTGAGTTTTCTAAATAAATTTTTACGGTAGCTTCAGCAGTGCTTACATCTGCCTCGTATTTTTTTTCGAGCGCGTCTAAAATTACTTTTTTAATACTCATATAAATATTCCAATCACTAAACCAGTAATAAAACTACTTATAACCAATATAATTTCAAAACGCCAATACAAACTCCACGTAGATATTTTTTCTTTCCACTTCATTCTTTCTTTTAACTTCATCTTTTCTTTTTTAAATCCTGTAATATTTTTTTCTCAAGTTTACAGTAATGAATTATCTTATCAATATCTTGTTCACCACCTTTTTTTAAATATCTCATAGCATACTTTATCACATTTGATTGAAAAGTGTTGAGATTATTTAATCTC